TACTACAAATCCCGTAATCCATTGACATCAGATGACTTACCACGCCAGTTAGATCCTATTACTGGTGAGCAGATGAAGGTTGGTAAGGGCAACCTATACGAATTTGTCAGTCCATTTAAAACTTCAGAGGGTAAGTTCTCTCCAGCCCATGCAACATTAGTAGAGTATGGCGTGCCAATGTATGTACCAGACAAATCTGTTGATGGCGTTGAACTCAGCGCATCTCAGTACAACCGCTGGATTGAGTTGGCAACTGGCGATGGCCGCTTAGAAAAGGGCATTGTTGCTTTAGGTAAAAACCTATACAGTACTGCGGCTAAAGACTTAGGTATGGCTCAGGCCGTTATTGCTAAAGAGATATCTGAGACATATTCCCAGGCTAAGAATCAATTGATTATGGAAGATCCAGATTTGGCAGATGCATTGCGAGAAGTACAAGAGTCACGCCGTGAATACGGCAAATATAAAAGATAGATTTTTAATACAAACTCAGATAGATTCGGACTAGGTTAGGAAAAATATTATGGCAGATTACGCGATATCTAATGTGGCTCGTAGAGTGGTGTACACCAATACTGGTGTAGGCCCTTACGCGTTTACATTTGAAATTCTTACAAGTACCGATATCGCAGTATATCGCGGTACTACTTTATTAACCTTGACCACAGACTATAGTGTAACCATTAATGCTAATGGTACTGGATCAGTTACCTTAGTAACCGCTGGCACAGGCAACATTGCTATTGTTGGGGCTAGGGCAATACAACGCACTAGCGACTACACAACTGGTGGAGATCTATTTGCCAGCACATTGAATACTGATTTGGATAGTCAGACCATCTATTCTCAACAAGTTGCCGAAACTGCGGAGCGATCCCTTAAAGCACCAGCTACAGATCCAACAAACATTAATATGACTATGCCAGCTAAGGCTGACAGAGCCAGCAAGTACTTAGCATTTGATGTTAATGGAAATCCAATTGCAACGGCTGGAACTTCTGAGAGCGCTGGCCTTGGAACCATGTCAACTCAAAACGCTAGTGCAGTTGCAATTAGTGGTGGATCAATATCTGGTATTACAGACCTGGCAATTGCTGATGGCGGTACTGGAGCGTCAACTGCATCAAATGCTAGAACAAACTTAGGCCTTGCTATTGGTACTGATGTTCAATCATATAACGCCAATACTGCTTTCACTAATACCAATCAAAACTTTAGTGTAGCCCAGCGTGGCACAATTACCGCTCTGACTGATGGTGCAACCATTACTCCTAACTTTAACAATGCTAACAACTTCTCTGTTACTTTAGGCGGCAATCGTACTCTAGCTAATCCTACAAACTTAACTGCTGGTCAGTCTGGTGTAATTGTGATTACTCAAGATGGTACTGGCTCACGCACATTAGCTTACGGCTCTTACTTTAAGTTTCCCGGTGGCACTGCTCCAACATTAACTACAACTGCTTCTGCGGTAGATGTCTTAGCTTACTATGTTGAATCATCTACTCGCATTACAGCTCGCTTAGTAGCGGATGTTAAATAATGCTTAATCAGAATCTACTCCTTACTGGAGATGATGGCTATAACTTAACTAAATCTTTAAGGTTTAGAAGTAGTGCTTCTGCTTATTTGAATCGCACTCCTGCTGGGGCTGGTTCATTAACCACTTGGACTATTAGTGCTTGGGTAAAAAGAGGTTCATTAGGTGGCACACAACGAGTTTTTAGTGGCGGCACAGGAAGCACTACTTATGGTACTCCAATATGTTTTGCGGCTGATACTATTGATTGGCTTGAATTTAATGGCGGTTCTGTTGTTGGAAGATTAACCACTACGCAAGTATTCAGAGACCCGTCAGCTTGGTATCATATTGTTTGTGTTTGGGACTCTACAAATGCGACATCAACTAATAGAATGAAAATGTATGTTAATGGTGTTCAAGTAACAGCATTTAGCTCTACAGCATATCCAAGCTCTAGTGCATCAAGCATTACAAATAATTCATCTTCTTTATATTTAGGAGTTTTAAACGCTGGTGGACTTACTCAATATTTTGACGGCTACTTAACAGAAGTAAACTTCATTGATGGTCAAGCCCTAACCCCATCTTCTTTTGGTTCTACAAACGCATTAACTGGTGTATGGCAACCAGCTAAATACACAGGAACTTACGGCACTAATGGCTTCTATTTGCCATTTACAAACACTACAAGCACAACCACTATTGGTTATGACTTTAGCGGCAATAGCAATAACTGGACATCTAACAACATTAGCTTAACTGCTGGCACTACTTACGATTCAATGACTGATGTACCTACATTGACAAGTGCAACAACGGCTAACTATTGTGTGTTGAATCCTCTCAATTCTTTTACATCACCAGTTCCACAACAAGCAAATTTATATGTTCCGTCTACTGATTATGCTCTTGTAAAAGGAACATTTTTTGTTTCTAAAGGAAAATGGTATTGGGAATGTACTCATGTATCAGGAACATTGCCAGCATATTGCGGTGTTTCAAATACAAGTATTACTTCTTATTCTCAATATTCTTCATCAGGAATTTCTTGGTATGGTCATTATGATGCTTATACTAAGAATTTTACTGCTACATCTACAGCTACTAAAACTCCAATAGCAATTGGAAATACTATTGGTATATCTGTTGATTGTGACGCTGGTGAAATTAAATACTATCTTAATAATACTCTTGTCCATACAGATACAACATTGCCAATAGGCGAACCAATTACACCAACATTGACAACTACATTTTCAGGAATTTGGTCAAATGTTGCATTTAACTTTGGTCAAAGACCATTCGCTTACACCCCACCAACAGGATTTGTAGCACTCAATACTTATAACTTACCTACTAGCACTATTGTTAAAGGTAATACAGTAATGGATGCTACTACCTTTACTGGAAATTCTAGTGGTGCTTCTGTTGTGAATACTGCTGGATTTAAACCTGATTTTGTTTGGATGAAATGTAGATCTGTTGCAAGAAACCATGAATTGTTAAATTCTGTTACTGGTGGTTCTTCTACATTATTTTCTAATTTAACAAACGCTGAAGCAACTGACCAACGAATATCATCATTTAATAGTAACGGATTTACCTATACTGTAAATTCAAATTCGGCTAATACTGGCGATACTTTTGTAGGCTGGCAATGGCAAGCTGGTCAAGGCACTACATCATCTAATACCAATGGTTCTATTACATCAACAGTAAGCGTTAATGCTTCTGCTGGATTTAGTATTGCAACATATACAGGCAATGGTTCAACTGGTGCTACTGTAGGTCATGGGTTAGGTGTTGCTCCAGCAATAATTATTGTTAAGAAAAGAAGTAGCACAGGAAATTGGATTACTTACCACACATCTACAGGCATAAACCAATATTTGTATTTAAATTCCACTTCCGCATCCGCTACTGCAACACCTACTTGGGGTGTAAGTTCAACAACATTTACTTTGCAACAATCTTTTAGTGACTATAACGATAACGGTGTAACTTATGTAGCCTACTGCTGGTCAGAAATAGCTGGCTTTAGTAAGTTTGGTAGCTATACAGGCAATGGTTCTAGTGATGGTCCGTTTATTTATACAGGATTTAGACCAAAGTTTGTGCTGGTAAAACGCGCCGATACAATTGCAAATTGGACTATTCGAGATACAGCAAGAAATTCATACAATTCCGCCAATCTTGGATTATTTCCAAATTTATCAAACGCAGACGATTCTACAAGTGGTAGAGATATTGATATTCTATCTAATGGTTTTAAAATTCGTGGAACTGATAGTGATTTAAACACATCAAGCGGCACTTACATCTACATGGCATTTGCCGAAAACCCTTTTAAAAACGCTTTAGCGAGGTAATTATGTTTATATTAAATGGTAGTCGTTTAGCACAAGGAACTGCGTTTACTGTTAATGACATACAGTATCCAGCTAATTGGCTAAACCTAACTACATTGGCTGAGAAACTGGCTATCGGTATTACTGAAGTAGCTGAAGTAGCTAGAGCAGATGACAGATTCTATTGGGATGGTGACATCACTAACCCTAAATCATTGGAAGATAAAGAAGAAGTAGACCAAGATGGCAACCCTATGTATGTCAAAGTTCTAGGCACAGTAGATGGCAAACCAGCAATGGTAGATTCTACTAAGCGATTAGTTACCAAAGGTTTAAAGACTAACTTCATTGCTCAAGTTAAGACTACTGCTGGCTCTATCCTTGCTCAGACAGATTGGATGGTAATCCGTAAAGCAGAGCGTAGTGTAGATATACCAGCCGATGTAGTTGCTTATCGTGCAGAAGTTGTTGCTAAAGCAAATAAATTAGAAACTGCTATTAGTGCAGTTACTACAGTTGCACAACTAGCGGCATTAGATTTATCTTTTCCATCTGAGGACTAACATGAACTTTACTTTTACCTGGATACTAGACAAGTTTGGCTTTCAACCTAAAGTTGAGATTACTAAAACGCCTGTTGCCCAACAACCTACAACTGTTACTACAAAGAAACCAGCGACCAAGAAAGTAATGGCCAAGAAAACTGTACGAAAGAAAGCGTAATCATGGCTAACCTGACAGAGAAAGAGATTGAGGATATCGTTGAGAAAGTGACTGAGCGAGTCATTGAGAATGTCTATACCTCTGTCGGTAGGTCAGTCGTTACTAAGTTCTTTTGGTTTATCGGTGTTGCCGCAGTAGGCCTGGTTACTTACCTTGCTGGTGTTGGCCACATCAAGGTGGGCTAAGATGTGTCTGATCCATTCGGGTTATCTGATAGCGTAAAGGTATTAAGTAGTAGCATAGACTCTAGCCGAGAGGCCAGTAAAGGTCTATCTAAAAGTATAGAAGGTATCCAGCAAGATGCAACAGATGTAGCCAAACAAAAGGCCCAAGACAGAATAAGAGCGGTTCGTGAGACAGAGTTTAAAAAAGAGAGAGCGCTGATTAAGGCGCTAGATTCTTGGAAACATAAGAAACAAATCTCCGATGAGGAGGCAAAGTTAAAGATAGACTTTGTAAAAAAATATGGTGCCAAAGAATGGGATTCAGTACTTAGAATTAAATTGGACATAGAAAATATGGAGCGCAAAAATAATGAAGAGTACCAGCATGATTTAAAAGAAGTAAGACGAGTACAGTTTTGGTGTTTTTTTGTAGCTGGATTAATTGCATGGTACTTAACTTGGGGTGTTAAATAATGTTTACTTTACTTACTACTTTAGTTTCTTTTCTGGCTGGTGGTCTGCCAAAGCTGATGGATTTTTTTCAAGATAAATCAGACAAAGCGCATGAACTAGAACTTGTTAAGATGCAAACTGAGCGTGAAATGCAGATGCTCAAAGAGGGATACATTGCCCAGGCTAAAGTAGAAGAGATCCGCACAGAGCAGATTGCCATACAGTCAGCAGAGAAAGAGCGTGAGGCTTTGTACGCACACGACATAGCTATCGGTGAGGGCGCGGCACAATGGGTCATCAATGCCAGGGCATTCACCAGGTCATTCATTACCTACGGCCTGTTCTTTTTGTTTGCCTTTGTAGAGATATTTGGTTTTTACTATGCCGTTAAAACTGGTGTAGATTTTAGCGTTGCATTAGACATTCTGTGGGATAACGAGACACAGATTATCTGGTCAAGCGTGGTCTCATTCTGGTTCGGAACTCAGGCATTTAAAAAATGAGTTTAGAGCATCGTGTCATTGACATGATTAAACACCACGAAGGTGTACGGGTTAGGCCATACCAATGCCCGGCGTTAATATGGACTGTGGGTGTTGGTCATGTAATCGATCAATCACATATCAGGGTGCCGCTGGCAGAGCGTAAGTCTTTGCCAATCCCTGATGGGTGGGATAGAACTTTATCTATGGGAGAAGTTGATGAGATGCTTGCTAAAGATCTGGTCAGTTTTGAAAACGGGGTACGCAGACTATGTCCTGACGGCCTTACTGCTGGCCGCCTTGGTGCGCTCACCAGCTTTGCTTTCAATGTAGGTTTAGGTAATCTTCAACGCTCTAGCCTCAGAATGAAACACAACCGAGGTGATTATGAAGGTGCCGCCGAGGCCTTTTTAGATTGGACTAAGGCTGGCGGCAAAGTACTCAAAGGATTGGTATCAAGGCGCAATGATGAACGCGCCCTGTACCTTAGCTAGATGCGTCCAACATAGTCTTACGCTTTTGCTTATGTGCAGTCATACCAGCCTTTTGAACTGCACTCAACAACCCTAAGACATCAGCATTCAAAGTATTAAACTCACCTATCTTGCTGGCCTTAACCTCTTTGGACAACTTAGACCTGGCAACCTTATCAGCCATATCGTTATAAGACTCCATCCAAGACTCAATACCCTCACAGGCAATGGCATCTTTACCGGGGATATTTAGCATGAATGTGCCAGGCTTTGGCAAATCATTTGAGACTACGGGTAGCGGAGCATCCTCCATTGGTGGCACAGGCATCTCTTCAACTGTTGTATTTTGGAGACACTTATCAGCTGGTATATCCAAAACTTCTGGCTCTGAAATTGACAACAATGGGCTAGAAACAATGGCATCCAATGGATTGTTAGATGCAATCTTTATTGGCTTATTAATTACCTCATCCACAGGCATATCCTGAGCCTCCTCAGCGGTGATTAAACCTTTAAGGACATCAGGGAACGCATCTCTCAAAGCAAAGCCTCTGGCACGCATCTGGAGCATTCTCTTGGGGTATTGAGACCAAGGCCCTTGCTTACCCCACAGACCAGCGCGCTTGGCATCCTCTACAGAGTACTTAGACACCACCTCAGAGCGGCCTTTGCGCTTAACCCGGCAGATAGCCACAGGATTACTAGTGCCATCACCCTCAATGCTCTCTTGCACATCCTCGCAAACTGGGCTGGCCTGGACTAATGCCATTGCCGCGTCACCATATACCGATGGTTTGCCATTGATTACAGAGATATTCTGCAATGCCTGGAGCGGTGCCAGACCGATCTCATAACCCCATTGGACGGCCACAAGGACATCCTCTGGTTTGTTCTGATAATTCTTTGGAACCATCTGGGATCTAGAAAGCATATTGCTAAACTCGATAGCCTCGGTCATTGTTTGTGGGGCAAACCCCTGGTGTTTTACTAAACTCATTTTGTTAATTCCTTTATTGAGAGTGTTGATTGACGAATGGTGTAAGCCTCTTTTGCTGGCGTAATCTTTGCTGGCTGGGCTTTATATGTACGGGTAGGCCATGAGATCCGATACTCACCAGCAATGCCGCTAGTGCGGTTCTTAAGCATTCCCATAATCTCTGTTTGAATCTTGGAGTTTTCCTCTTCTGCTTTTGTAATTTTTAACTTGTTTTCTATAAGTAACTTGGTCAACTCTTCAGCATAAGTATCAAGTACTACAGGCTCATCATCTGAGCCACTTGCCCAAGTTCTGGTCGCATCCTTTGGATTAATCGGTGGATAGTAATCAATCTCGCCTGTATTCTTATACCGATCTATCTTGTCCTGGAATTTTTTAGATGTCTCCTCAATAAGTCGCAAAGTAGGTAGATGTGGCTCAAATAAAAAGATCCGCAACTGTGTTCCCTGGTAAAGCGTACATACCGCGCCCCATCCAGCTTTCATAATTGACATCTGGGCTTGCAACTGTATAGGCCCACGATACAGAGGTAATACATCCTCCGCTGGCATTGAGGTTAGCTTGGCCTCCAGCACGCCCATACCATCAAGCGTGATCGAATCCTTACCAACCACATAGATGCCATTGTCTGGATCGCTGACAATGACCTGGCCTTTGCCATACGCGGTGCCATCAAGAGAACAACTCAGAGGCCATTTATCGTGAAAGAATGGCGTATGGTAATCGATCTCTAGATCCTTGCAATTCAGCCTGTTTGCGGCCTCCAGCAAGATGGTCGGCTCCATCTTATTACCCCATCCCATAGCCTCGTTTGATATATCAGGCGGTGATATACCATTGATACTATCAATTGATGAGAGCAACTCATCGTTAGGTGATCGATACACGCTCATACCGCAGACCGCCGGTAAGCGGCTGGCTGAGAGCATATCGTTTGGTGTGACTTTTCCTACCATATCAAATCTCCGTTTCTGTTTTTGATTCAAAGTAAGCGGCCAGGCTGATGGCATAACGCGCTACTTCAGCGGCCATATCACTTGCGGCCTCGTTGTTGTTGGCTTGTGCGGCCTGGTGCGTTAGTCGCATGAGTCTGTCGATGCGTAATAAGTATTCCGAATAGTCCATCATTTTGCCCTCCTCATGGTTGCAATAGTTGGTGCTTTCTTAAGCCAATAGCGTTTCCACTTGTGACTTGGTCTATCAGGATCGTGTTCGTATTGATCCTCTATCTGCCATCCCCGGACACGCAGTTGATGGATGTAATGCGCTAGGCGCGTGATGCCATAAGACTCAATGGCGTGCCAGCTAGTAATGCCTGTGCGTTTACGAGATTTAAGGTGGCTCATTACTTGTTCTAGTTGTGTGTTCACTTCAATTTCCTTTCGTTTAAAAAAGCAATAGATCGGTAGTATTCCCACTTCTTTTGATACTCTTTGTTCTCCGATGGTGGCACCCATCCCGTACGCTTTAGCGTACGCATGATGTCGGTCTTGGCGGCTGGAATGTAAGGTGACTCTATATCTTCTAAATTCATACGGCCACCTTGTGTGTTGGGGTTGGAATAGGATCTGTCTCTACACATCCAGACAGGGCTACGATTAAGACAAAAGCAATAAACGCTATTGCGCCTATCACTCTGTCAAGTACAGACTCCTCCGACTTGTACAAGTCTTTGGAGGATTGGTTGTGCTTGTTAAGCGACTGCATAGTTAACTCTCCTGATAAGTTGTGCTACTTGGGCTGGGTGCCAGGTCTCATTGCCCCTGGCGGTCTTGATGCCGCGTAACTGCAGCTCTGCGGCCACATCACGCAAGTTGGAACCAACTTGAGCGAGGATACTTTGTAGTGATGGTGCAACTCTGAATGCAAACGCATTGGCCTTGGCTTGCTTGACCTCTACACCAGCTTTAGAGCCGACTTCTGGCCTTGGGCTACCCAAGACAGTACCGCGAACTTTAGCGGCCTGTAGAGCGCTCTTAGTACGCTCAGATATTTTGCGCGCCTCCCACTCAGCGAATACTGCGGCCATCTGTAGGAATGTGCGGTCAGCCTCTGGCATATCAACTGCAATGAACTGCACGCCAGACTCAAGCAAGCCAGATATGAAGTGAACATTACGAGCCAAGCGATCTAGCTTTGCAATGACTAAGGTGGCCTTGTTCTTTTTAGCTAAAGCCAAAGCGGCTAAGAGTTGTGGGCGGTCAGTCTTACGGCCTGACTCAATCTCTGTGAACTCCGCAATGAGTTCTTTGCCAGCGCAGTACTGTGTTACTGCTGATTGCTGGGACTCAAGGCCAAGGCCTGATTGACCTTGACGCTGAGTTGATACGCGATAGTAGGCAACAAAACTCATACTGTCACCTCATTGCGTGTGTCTGTATGCTCAAAAAAGTAAAACTTAACTTGATTGATAATTTGGTTGGCTTGCTCGGTTCTACCCATTGCAATCAACTCTTGTGCGTCTGACAATAAGCCAGCGACATACATATTGATATTGTATTGAGCGCTAAAGTGTTTTGTTAGCGCCTCTTCTGTACAACCTAACATCTTGATTTCTTGGTTACTCATGTTGTTAACTCCTCTATCTGGGTGGTTAAAAGCGATATCGCTTAGATGTGACTTTACCACAGTCAGAACACCCGTCAAGGACTAAATGTAGTTTTACAACACTTATTTTTAATTAATTTCTAAGTGTTTACCCTAGTTATTGCGCTATATCTAGTCATCCTGTATGCTCACAGATATCGGGTGGTACTGACACTATTCAGCTTAAGTACTCGCAGACGAACGACTAAAAAGACTTGCCGCCCGATGCCCACAAACAGGAGAAAAGATGTCAGACCTAAAACCATTCCTCGTACGACTTCGACCAGATGTAAGAACATTGTTAGAACAAACTGCCCTGGAGCGTAAGAAACCCATAGCAAGCATCATCAATGAGGAGTTGAGAGCATCCCTTGGTAAGCAAGGAGATCTAGGCCAGCGTCTAACGCAGATGCTTGCGTGATAGTCCTTAATCTACCATTCCCACCCAGCGTCAATACCTACTACAGACGCGGCGCTCATGCCACATACATGAGTAAGCAAGGGCGCGAATACAAGAAAGCCGTAGCTGATTACATCTCTGAGTCAAACACTCCTAAGCTGGGATCTGCCAGGCTATATCTAGAGGTTGTTTTGTGGCCCAAGGACAAGCGCAAATACGATATTGATAACCGCGTCAAGGCCTTGTTAGATAGCTTGCAAGATGCTGGTGTATTCGATGATGATGAGCAGATAGACCAGATTAATATCTATCGCGGTAATGGAGCATTCAAAGGTGGTCAGGCCAGGGTAATGATTGAGACATTGGAGACCGGCAATGAGCCATGAAAATGATATGTACACAAAGGCCGTACAGGCCGACAGTTCGATCACCGGCAAGCGCTGGTGCAGTAACTGCCAGTATGGCAAAGACTATAGGAATGGGGCTTGGATAATAAGCGCAAACAAAAGACAAAAGAGATGGATGTGCAAGGATTGCTGGGAGCGCAAACAGGAGAGGGAAAAGAAGTAGATGAGGACAGGCTTAGATGTTTCGCTTGTGGTCAATTTCATCCAGGACGGCGGCTACTTCGTTTGCCTGATGGCACAACAGTCGGAAACTACTCGGAAGAGTACCGCTTGTATGCTGAGGCTAAATCAGTACTCAAGAGATTTAGAACTCGAAAGACCCGGCAACTGCACCTCGCGAGGGTGGCAGAGTTGCGTGGCCAGGCTGGCTACAACGCACTACGCAATGCCATGTTAGAGATATACAACCGAGAGAACAAAGAATGATTTGTATCAATGAGCATTGCGATAGCACCGATATCAAGGTGGCTGAGACCAGGCACCATGAGGCGCACAACTGGATCTGTCGGCGCAGAGTCTGCAAGGAGTGTGAGTTCTCTTGGTGGACAAATGAGATACCGCATTTTCAGTTGCCACCGAGCCTCGTATAAACCCTATTTACTTTTCTATGGATATGCGTATAGACTGTCTGAACGGGGCCATAACCCAGCCCTTGAGAATGGAGTATCGCCAGACTCAGATAAACGCAGTCGAATCAGGGGGGATGACCATCGAAAAGATCGGGCCTAGCACTCTGAAGGAGAAGATCCTAGACACCGCGATAAACGATAGATACATCACGAAAGTGATTCAACCGCTTTTTATAGCGGGTGAGGTTCTATGAAGGTTTTAACCAGGGATAAACCAAACTTCCAAATCCCTACCAAACCCAAAGTAAAGCTAAAGCCAGCGCCGCCAGATCAACGACAGATCGCGGTGATGCCACTACGAGCGCTGAAAGATAGAAGCCTGGACAACGGAGCCATCAGAGTATTGGGCTTGTTGTGCAGTTACTGTAACAGGGCTGGAATAACCTGGGTTGGGCAAGATCGGTTGGCCAGAGACCTCGGCGTTAGTCGGCCAGCAATCACTCGCCAACTCATAGCATTAAGAAAAAGTAATTATATAAAAACGATTGTTCAAGGCGGCAAGAATAGCCACACCAGTACAACGAGAGTGATATTCAATGCAGATATCGGCACAGAGGATGCGATCGCAACAATGTCCGATGAGAGTAGAAGTCCACAGATGATAGAAGAGGAGCAACAAAGCATGAATACAGTACCGCTAAAAGCCACCAGAACGGCTCGTAAGACGATTAAATTACCAGTTAAGGCACAGGCATTAGAAGTGATAAAGAAAGCCTCTGGGAATGAACTGGTAACGCATAACAACTGCGAGGCTATAGTCCAATCGATATATAGAAGTGTGTTTTTTAAAGATAAATTAATAAATGATTTAGATTTAAAAGGATTTGAGTTGATAGCAATGTGTCAACTGAGGGAGCAGATGCTCAGTCGCGATCTGGAACTGTGGCTGAAGGCGAGGCCAGCGGAGCCTGAGAGCATCATCGACTTTGCCAGGGCGCTGATGGATGAGAACTGCACAGGAACCTAGCATTGTAGGTAGATAGGGGCTTGTAACATTACCAAATGGTCGTATGGAATTGCAACGGGGGTACAGGGGTGGTCTGTAACGCAGAAAGCAAGGTGGTCTCGCACATAGCGCCAGGGGTCGATTCCAGCAAGGCGGCATACCCTCCCCCCCTATGCGCCACTAGGGTCGGGGTGCCATACTCAAATTTTCCCAGGTATTTTCAAAAAAGGAGTCTTAACATGAATGACCAAGCAAAGTTACAGAAAGAGTTGCATAGCGTAGTATTGGGGTTGCTAAGACAGGGGTTTACCCTACAATCCATAATTCATGCGTTAATTGTGGAATCAGAGAAGATGTCTGAGTCAGCAACAGTAGTGCAAGCAATAGAAGATTTTAACCAACAAACACAGATAGGGATAAACAATGGCATACGATAAGCCTTTTGAGATTAAGCCAGGCAACTTTCAGTTATTTAAGAACTTAAAAAAGACAGATCCAAAGCACGCTGATTGGACAGGCACAATCAAGTTGCCAGATGGGCGCGAGTTCTGGTTCAATATGTATGACAAGCAAGGCCCCAAGGGAACTTATTTTTCTGGGTATATTGGGAAAGAGAAACAACAGTTAAATGCCCCGGCATCGTTTAATAGCTTTGCGCCGTCTGGTGTGATTGGCCGCCCTGAGAACTACGCAGAGGTAGCGCCGTTGGATGATGTGCCGTTCTAATGGCAACAACCAGGCCCAAGGCTAAGGTAGCGAGTCAGATTCCATCCCTACAAAACTGGGGTGGGATCCGATCGATACAGAAGAGGTTAGAGCGGTCAGCCACCATCACAGAGAATCGTGAGGCGGTGGCCTACTCTTTGCTTTGTATGGCCAATACGAAGATTACAGACATCATGGAATGGGACGATGAGGGCAAGGTTAAGGTTAAAGCTAGTAAAGATATTCCTGACCATGCCTTGCAAGCCATCAAAAGTCTTAAAGTTAATAAGGATGGTAATTTAGAGTTGGAGTTGTACGATAAGGTGGGCGTATTGCGCCTACTGGCTAAGGCATCAGGCCTCCTAGACAACCCAGACGAGTCAGATAAGCCATCAGTTATTGGCATCAACATCAAGCCACCAGATGTCCAAGATGTGGAAGTTGATTAAAAAACAACAATAGCTATTGCTTTTTATTTTGTAGTCATTAATATCGGGGTTGAGCGATATCGCTTACAACTTGGAGAGCAATGTGACTACATTCACCACCGATGACCGCAAGAAGGCCCAGCACACACCCACAGTAATCGTTGACTCTGGCGCAAGCTATGAGGAGCCTATCCCGTTTGCTGGCTTAGTTGAAATTGATCCTGATTTTGATCAAGAGGATATTGCTTTTGATGACATTACAAACCCACGCATGAATCATATTGGCGAAAGGTGGGGCGAATGAAAATTATAAAATCTCCTTTTTGGCATATCCTCCAGCGCGAAATAGAGAATAGAAAGAAGAGTAAAAAATGAGCCACTTTGAACCTAACAACCCCCAGCATGACGCGGTCAATCACCCCAAGCACTACACCAGCCACCCGTCAGGTGTAGAGTGTATTCAGATAACAGAGCATATGGGGTTTTGCCTGGGCAACGCCGTTAAGTATATTTGGCGTGCTGACGAAAAACACGATGCCATTGAGGATTTGCGTAAAGCTAAATGGTACATTGAGCGCGAAATAGCCAAGAGGATCAAATGAATAAGAAAAGCCTATGGCGTAAAAGAAAACCTATACCTGGAAAGGCGCAAGAAAAATGAAAACCATGAAGTGGTACGGCACCGCGCTTTGCTTAGTTGGGATTGCGCTTACTAGCTTTAATGTTTACCCTCTCAATATCTTAGTTGGCTTTATTGGCTCTTTGCTTTGGTCAATAGCTGGGTACATGGAGGATGACTTGCCCTTGCTAGTAGTGGAGATGGCCGCAACTCTGATCTATTTTTGTGGCATCGTAACATATCTGTTATTGGCATTAAGATCCTGGGGCGCATTTTCGTAATGTATATACATTGTATATACCTATAGGCTACAACTCTAAAGGATCAAACCCTAGTTCATTAGCTACCATCTTGCAACGGGTTCTAAATGGCTTTCCATGTTGCATCCATTTATCGCCTTTTTGCCGATGAAAACTCATGTGTATGCATTCATGCGCCAGGGTGGTTAGCAGAGTGTAGTAGTGTCCGCACCTGGCTGACGAGACAGTAATCGTATGTTCGTAATCTTCCCCAGTATCGTATAGATAGGTACCCATTGTTTCTGGGTCAGCGGTCACTATAAAGCCAACCTCTTCCGGCAGAGGCATCTTCCACTTGCTAAATGGATAGCAACAGTACAAAGAGGAGTATAGGTGTCTGACCACCTCTGGCGTAATCCGCATATTTATACTTTATTGATGCATCCCCTAAATTCAAATTCATCTTCACCGCAAACTTGGATTAATTCTGGCAACAACAAGCGGCCACGCTCAAAAGATAATAGGGTAAACCCTGATCTCCAATCTTTAGGATTGTCCTCGGTGTAATGCACAAATTGCTCTGAGTTTGGATCGGCTAGAGTGCCAGTTTGCACGCCATATCTTGTACCATTGTAATCAGTTACTGGTTGTACCGCTAGATTGTGGGTATGCCCCGTAATGATATTGGTGCCGCTCGCAACCGAGTTTGCCCTACCAGCCCCAAATCCACCCTTAAATCGGTGCTTGATGACAGTATCGTTGTTTACCCAGTAAGACCAACAAGGTTTCCACATAGGAAAATGGTCTTTTAGAGTCATCCCTTTAACGCCCTCATACTGTGGAGCCTGAGCGGCTAAGAATGTTTCAAAGCGTGCATCATGGTTACCTAAAGTCCAAATCAACTCCGCGCCCTTAGATACATTTTCAATACCACCCATAAACTCCTGGCACGCCTCTAATTCTTCTTTAACTGATGGAGTCTGAGACCAGCCTATTCTTGGGTGTCTAGATGCCTGTGAGCCATCAAATACATCTCCATTGGCTATCACAACTTTTGGCTTAAACTCTTTGATAATCAGCAATAATGCCCGATAGGCAGTAGTGTAATCATCTGGCCAGAAATGAGCATCCGAAAACACGACTACGCGCCCCTTTTCAATAGTGGTGCCGCGCCGAGCATTGCCTGGGGTTTCTTCTGTCCTAAGTATTATGGCATCTTGCCTTTGGCTATTAAATGTTGGCAATTTAACGCCATGTCTACATTCAATGGATCTACGCCTATTCATTACAGACCTAGGGTTTAATTTATGCTTTTCAGCAAATAGACCAGGACTACCTAATTTATTCCACTCTTCTATAAATTGCTCATCTGTGAGATGATATCCTGGCATATTTTCTTTCAAATATTTTGCATATTGTTGTTTATACAGTATATTTATAAAAATATCATTAAAAAGGTAATCAATGTCTAGAACCAAAGAGATGAGTTCTAAAGCATTACCAGACTCTGGACTCAATTTAGATTTCTCTAAAAGTCCAGAAGTATATAAGTTCTTAACGAGCAATGCATTCGTGCGTGGCATGATGGGGCCAGTAGGATCCGGCAAATCATATGCTTGCGCCGCTGAGGTATTTATCAGAGCAATTCAGCAAAAGCCTAGCCCTATCGATGGCATCCGATATAGCCGTTTTGTTATTGTACGAAACTCCTACCCAGAACTTAAGACTACCACAATCAAGACCTGGTTAGACCTATTTCCAGAGAATACCTTTGGGCCAATGCTCCATACTCCACCGATCACGCACCATATCCGCTTACCCAGTAGGGAAGGGGCGGCTGGCATTGATTGCGAGGTTATCTTCTTAGCACTTGACCAGCCCAAAGATGTACGAAAGCTACTCTCTTTGGAATTGACGGGTGCATGGGTTAACGAGGCGCGTGAATTACCAAAGGCCGTTATTGATGGTCTTACTCACCGCGTAGGGCGATATCCAACTAAGCGCGATGGGGGCGCGTCCTGGCATGGCATCTGGATGGATACCAACCCGATGGACGATGACCATTGGTGGTATCGAATGGCAGAGAAAGAAAGAATGACGGGTGCGTATGCTTGGAAGTTTTTTAAACAACCAGGTGGCGTAGTAGAGATATCTAAAGATGAGTTGCCAGAAAACCCAGAAGCCAACGATTGCATCTTTGCATCTGGCAAATGGTGGCAAATAAACAACAAAGCTGAAAATGTGGCTAATTTACCAGCCGGATATTATCAGCAAATGCTATTGGGTAAAAATTTAGATTGGATTAGATGCTACGCAGAGGGAAAATATACCTATGTTCAAGAAGGTAAATCGGTTTGGCCGGAATATGACGATAACATTATGTCTGGTGATGTCGAGTTGGATCCATCGGTTCCGCTCCAAATAGGATTAGACTTTGGTTTAACCCCAGCGGCGGTCATTGGCCAGCGCTTACCGAATGGAAGGTGGGTAATCCTTGATGAAATTGTTACTTTTGATATGGGTTTGGAGCGTTTTGGTCATCAACTCGTGTCCGAAATCAACGCCAGATACCCAAATATGCAAGTTCTTGTATGGGGTGACCCAGCCGGTATGGCCAGAGATGCAATCTATGAAGTTACCGCTTTTGACTTTCTTAAAACATTAGGGTTAAAGGCTCAGCCTACCCCATCAAATGACTTCAAGGTACGCCGAGAGTCAGCGGCCGCGCCCATGCAACGCCTTATTAACGGCAAGCCAGGGCTAATTGTTGACACAAAATGCAAATTATTGCGTAAATCTTTAGCTGGTGGGTACCACTTTAAGCGTATATCAGTCGGATCAGGGCAAGAACGCTTTAGAGACGCTCCTAATAAGAATGAACACTCCCATGTGGGCGATGCCTTTGGGTATCTATTGCTAGGTGGCGGCGAATACAAGCGCATGACTAGGGGTAATCTAGGGGAATCTAAGACTTACATAGCCCAAACTGTAGCTAATAGCGATTTTGAGATATTTGGCTAATGAAGATATCTATACCATACGAAATGTTGAATGAGCAGATGCATAAGCGCAAAGGCCTATTCACTTTGCCGTTTGTTATTGAACACTTTGACCAGATGGATATAGACCAACCTGAGTTGCTGGCAGTATCTAGAGGTTATGGCATTCGAGATATGGTATCTAGCCAGGCTCAACTAGGTACGGCTATCACTATTTTCTATCATGGTAAACCCGTAGCCATTGTTGGTGTCATATTGTTCTGGGGTGGCGTTGGTGAGATGTGGGCATTGTTCGATCACCAGGCTAGAAAGATGCCATCCACAATGGTTAAGTGTGCTTTATCGTTTATAGATATCGCTATGAGATATCTAGACTTGCATAGATTGCAAATAACAGTTAGAACTGATGACAGTCGTGCTATTCGTTATGCGAAGGCTCTGTTTTTTGAAACCGAATGCGTAATGAAAAAGTATGGCCCAGATAAAGTTGATTCTTACTTAATGACGAGGTTATAAATGGGTGGATTATTTGGTGGTAAGCCAGACACAGGGCCAGCAGAACGCGCGGCCGCTGAGACCAAGGCTCAGACAGAGGCAATGCAAAAGCAAGCCGCTGACGAAAAGCGTTTATTGGCAGAGCAAAATGCGGCACGCCAGAAGGCGCGATTGCGTGGTGGTAGTCGGATGCTTTTATCTGACACTCGTTTAACTCCAGAGACAGGCGTGCAAACCCTTGGATCTGATAAATCAGGAGTAATGTAATCATGGGTGGAGCCGTATCGCCAGTAGTAAAACTTTTTTCTAAAACAAGCGAACAAGCAAACAATGCAGTTCAATCGGCGGCTGGTAATAAACCAGCAGAAATAACAAGTGTAACTAAAGCACAAGAGGAAGATGCCGCACGCGCTCGTTCACGCCGAAGAGGTGGCCGTCAGTTGCTATCTGATGCTCGCTTAAATCCAGAGGGTGGAGTTCAAACTCTAGGTGGAGGATCTAATCTTGGATAAGATGAAAGATAAATTTCAGAAAAAAGTCGGCAAGGTAATGCGCGAATATAAAGCTGGTGGTTTACATTCTGGCAAAGGTGGCCCTGTTGTTAAGGATCAAAAACAGGCAGTAGCTATTGCTTTGTCTGAAGCAAGACAGGCAACTAAAAAATGAAAACTGGTCTATACGCTAATATTCACGCCAAGCGTGAGCGCATTGCTGAAGGTTCCAAAGAAAAGATGCGTAAGCCTGGTTCGCCTGGCGCACCGACTGACGCTCAATTTAAACAAGCCGCTAAAACTGCTATGAAACCTAAGAGCAAATAATGGCCATTGAAGTTAAGAGAGAGTCTCTTGATACTAAATCTATCCATGTATCACCATCCTATGTCGACAAAGATGGACTACATTATTTGGTTGGATCCGATAGACCTATTCCAACTCTTGATGTTAATCACCTAAGACTGCATGAAGGTCGAGCATTTAAAGCGTATCGCTTATATCCAGATTCAGCAAAATTGACCGCTGGAGCAAGTTGTAATATAGCTATTGCATGGGCAAGCGGAGTGACTGCCCATATATTAGTTGATGCAAGTTGTGGTGGAGATGCAGAGTTGTATGTTTATGAGGGCGCGGTTGTAACTGGAGGCACATCATTTACTGCCATTAATCGTCATAGAATTTTAGATACTGCAAGTCAATCAGCTATTTTAATAAATCCAACAGTTACTAGCGTTGGCACTCAAATTGATGGAGAAATTATTACTGGTGGATCTGGAAAAAAATCTGGCGGCGCTGGATTATCTGCTTTAGAGATGGTATTTAAACCATTAACTACCTATCTTTTTAGATTAACTAATGTAAATGGTACTTCACACATGGCTGAATTAATTATTGAATGGTACGAATAATGGAAGATTACACAAAAGGCAAATGCCCAGAAGTACTTAAAGATAAAGAGATGAGTATTTTTAATCATCGAGTTTGCATTACTAAGGCTGATTTAGGCCCAGCTAATCCTAAGATGCCAGAGGTTATGTTTTGGCTTATGAAGTCTGCCAAGTGGAATGTAAGCGAATGTGCCGCACGCGAGATGGTTTGCGGCAATTGTGGTCACTATTGGAAAACTAAATTCATTGATGACTGCATGAAAGAATATGAGCAAGTTACTCCACCAGAGGTTGATCCAGCATGGGTTGATACTAATGAGTCTGGCGGCTACTGTGATGAATGGGAAATTCCATGCACATCATCTAGGACTTGCGATACATGGGAGCCAGGTGGCCCTATTACTGATGCAAAGGGTAAAAACCCATTTGAAGGATTAGACGAGGATAATAATGGCTGAGATGAAACTAACCCCTAATGATATTCTTAAGCGCCACGATATCGCTCTGCGTAAGAAAGAAGATTTTAGAGACCTCTACGATGAGGCCTATGAATTTGCTTTGCCACAAAGAAACCTATATGACGGGTATTATGATGGTAAGGTTGGCGGCGCTAAGAAAATGAACCGCGTGTTTGACGCAACGGCTATCAATTCAACCCAGCGTTTCGCCAACCGATTACAGTCAGGCATCTTCCCACCGCAGAGAAAGTGGTGCCGTTTAGAAACTGGCCCAGATATTCCAGCAGACCGCAGACAAGAGGCCGCGGCCGCTCTTGATATCTATGCAGACAAGATGTTTGCAACTCTTAAGCAATCTAATTTTGATATTGCTATGGGTGAGTTCTTATTGGATCTTGCAGTTGGTACCGCAGTTATGATGGTTCAGCCTGGAGATGACACAACTCCTATTAACTTTATTCCTGTGCCACAGTTCTTAGTAGCATTTGAAGAGGGCGCTAACGGCCAGGTAGATAATGTATACCGCCGTATGCGTATTAAGGGCGAGGCAGTTATTCAACAATGGAAAGATGCCAACATACCAGCAGATCTGCAAACCAAGATTGATTTAAAGCCTACAGAGGATGTAGAGTTGATTGAGGCAACAGTACTAGATCCTAAGCGCGGTGACTTTATGTACTATGTCATCCATAAAGAAACAAAACAAGAGTTAGTATTCCGTAGACTTAAAGTTAGCCCTTGGGTAGTAAGTCGTTATATGAAGGTTGCTGGCGAGATCTACGGCCGTGGCCCATTGATTACTGCATTGCCTGATATCAAGACTTTAAATAAGACTCTTGAGTTGGTGCTAAAGAATGCATCTCTAGCTATCTCCGGCGTTTATACCGCGGCTGACGATGGTGTGCTTAATCCAGCCACAGTCAAAATCGTACCAGGTGCAATCATTCCTGTTGCGCGTAATGGTGGCCCACAAGGCGAGTCTTTACGCCCATTGCCGCGTGCCGGAGATTTCAATGTATCTCAAATTATTATGAATGACTTACGCATGAATGTTAAGCGCATCTTGCTAGATGAGTCATTGCCTCCTGATAACATGAGCGCTCGTTCTGCTACAGAAGTAGTAGAGCGTATGAAGGAATTAAGCCAAAACCTAGGCTCTGCATTTGGTCGTTTAATCAACGAAACAATGATTCCATTAGTAAGCAAGATCCTCCAAGTAATGGATGACCGCGGATTGATTGACTTGCCATTACGAGTCAATGGCCTTGAAGTTAAGGTTGCTCCAGTTGCTCCGCTGGCTATGGCTCAGAATATGGAAGATGTAACCAATGTAGTACAGTTTGTACAAATGGCTCAAGGCTTTGGCCCAGAAGGACAGGCAACTCCTCGTATGGGTGAAATTATTGATTACATTGGTGACAAACTAGGCATTCCTGTAAGTCTACGATTTGATAAAGCAGAGCGTGATTATAATCTTCAACAAATACAACAACAAGCAATGGAGTTGGCTCAACAGAATCCAGATATGATGGCTGGTGGTGAAGCAGATAAAAAGATATTAGATATGCTTGGAGTAAATAAAATTGCAGAGGTAATGCCAAATGCGTGATGAAGTCGCAAGAGCGCTTGCTACTAGAGCACTAGAGATTGCTCAAAAAGCTAAAGCCCAGCGTGGAGAAAAAGGGGAAAAAGGTGATGCTGGAGAAATTATTGTTCAGCCAAATAAAGGCGATCAGGGTGAGCGTGGCCCTATAGGCCCCCAAGGTATTCCAGGCAAATCTATTACTGGCCCTAAAGGTGATAAAGGCGATAAAGGTGATATTGGTCAACAGGGTGATAAAGGAGACCAAGGTAACCCTGGGAAAGATGGCGCTAAAGGAGACCGCGGAGAGCGTGGTTTTACCGGAGTAAAAGGTATTGATGGGGTGCAAGGCCCTATTGGCCCAATGCCAAAGCATGAGAAAAAAGGTCTTATGTTACGCTTTGAAAAAGAGCCAGGTATTTGGGGTGAGTGGATCGTTATGCCTACTAGCGGTGGCGGCGGTGGCGGTAGAGATGACAAACTAACAGATCGTCAAAAAGAATTAATTGCTTTGGTTGACGCATACAATTTGCAATCAGCCAATCCAGGAAAATATTTAAAAACTAATGGCACAACATTATCTTGGGATACATTAGACGCTAGTGATATTACTGGCTTTGGAACAACCACAAGCATTGCTGGCTGGAATTACTCAGGATTAAGTAAGTCTATTACGGCTGAAGAAGCAACTCCAAACGGATTATTTTTTAGTCCTGATGGTTTAAATCTGTATGTTAACGGTGCTACTGGCGATGATGTAAACCAATACACACTATCAACTGCGTGGGATGTTTCAACTGCAACTTATGTCAGAGTATTTTCTACTGCGGCACAAGATAATTCACCACAGGATGTCTTTTTTAAACCTGATGGTTTAACCATGTTTGTTATGGGCGGTACTAACGATACTGTATATCAATACACATTATCTGTTGCTTGGGATATTTCTACTGCTTCCTACGCATCTAAATCTTTTAGCGTAACAAGTCAAGAAGCAACACCAACTGGTCTTTGGTTTAAAACTGATGGAACAGTAATGTATGCTATTGGAACAACTGCTGATGCAGTATTTCAATACACTTTAGGTACTGCTTGGGATGTTTCTACTGCTTCTTATGCAAGTATTTCGTTTAGTGTATCAACACAAGAAACAAATGCACAACAAGTAAACCTAAGTGCTGATGGTACAAAAATGTGGGTTATGGGAACAACTGGCGATGATATTAACGAATATTTGTTAGGAACTGCTTGGAATGTCAGCACCGCAGTTTTTGTAAATAACTTGTATATTGGCTTCCAAGAAACTAGCCCTACAGGTTTATTTATTGATTCTACTGCCAGCAATCGTGTTTATTTGGTTGGCTCAGCTAATGACACAGTTTATCAATACAACACCGAAACAAACTCTATTAGTGCAGTAACCGATGTATTTAATACAACTAGCAACGCTAGAGTACAAGGTAACTTAGCAGTACAGTCTAATGCTTATGTAGATGGAACTTTAACTGTTCAAGGCAATCTGACTGCTGGTGGTACGGCATCATTATCAACAACGACTGTTTCTTCGTCATTTACTGCGTCTACAACTACTGGCAACATTGCTATAGGTAGTTCACTAACATCAGGAACATGGACTGCTGGTGGCACAAGTGGAACAGGAACTATAACTGTAGGGCAATCTACAGGAAACCAAACAACTAATATTCAAGCTGGTGCAACTGCATCAGGTTCTACTAAAGCAATTAATATTGGTACTGCTGGACTATCAGGCTCTACTACTGCTATTAATATTGGTTCTGCGGTATCAGGAGCAACTAGCACAACTACATTAAGTGGTTTAGTGGTAAACAGTATTAGTGCGGCTATAAGTGCGGCTGGTACTACACAAGGCGGTGCTACTGCTTTAGTTTCAAATATCAATAATGTGACTGTAGTTGCTACAGGAGCAACAGGAGTAAGGCTACCAACTGCGGTAGCTGGAATGCGTATTTTAGTTAGAAACTCAGATAGCGCTGATACTTTAAGTATTTACCCAGCAACAGGCGGTACGATTAATGCTTTATCGGCTAATTCAGCATATACTTTAACGGCTGGCTCAACTATTGAGTTTGTAGCCACTACAACAACTCAATGGTACACATTCTAAAAAGGATTTTTAATGAATGATGGATGGGAAGGATTGCAAGAGCAGATAACTGATATCCGTGGCGCAGAACAGGCCGTAGAAGATTTAAATAAATTATGTCTCAGAGTACTTGCATCTGAGGATGGCGTAAAACTGATGAAGTGGTTAAGAGCCACTTTGTTAGAGCAACCAGTTGCCGTGCCTGGTTCTGATCCAAGCTATGCGTTCTATCGAGAAGGACAGAACAGTATTGTTCGGGATCTTGAGTCACGGATTCAAAAAGCAAGGAAACTATAAAAATGGAAACAACCGAAGCAGTCCAACCCACAGAAGGTAGTGGTGGCCTATTGGACTCAGTTAACTTATCAACTGAGAGCCAGGTTAATGATGGTCAGCCACAATCCACAGAAATCAATCATCTAGCACCAAAAGAAGATGACACACCATTAGATCGTCCAGAATGGTGGCCAGAGAACTTTTGGAAGAAAGACAACGCAGAGCCAGATCTTGAGGGTATCGCTAAATCCTGGATGGATCTACGCAAACAGATATCGCAAGGCAAGCACAAAGCGCCAGCCGATGGTAAGTACGATGCAAGCGCATTTGGAGGAATCCCAGAGGATGATCCAGTTCGCGGCCATGTAATGACCTGGGCGCAAGAGAATGGGATATCGCAGTTAGCGCTAGACTCATTGGTTAGCAAGGTAGTTGGAATGTCAGCCCAAAAGGTTGAAAGCGTCCAGCGATCCCTAGCTGAAGAAAAAGCCGCCCTTGGCCCCAATGCCGATGTTGTAATTAAAGGTATGACAGAATGGGCAAAAGGCCTTGTAAACAAAGGAGTCTGGGGTAAGGATGACTTTGAAGAGTTCAAGTACATGGGCGGTACCGCTAACGGCATCAAGGCATTAATGAAGTTGCGTGAGTCCTATGAGGGCAACCGCATACCAACACAATCAGTACCAGTAGACGGCGCTCCATCTAAAGATGAGTTATATCAGATGGTTGCCGATCCTAAATATAAAACTGATCCATCATACAGGGCTAAGGTTGAGCGTATGTTCAGCCAGACCTTTCAATAAACTCTTCACGAGAGGTGGTTGCCCCGGTGCAGTATGGCCGGGGTTTTTTTATTTATATAAAAACTGTTGTGTTTTTCTGACAGTTCTGCTAGAAACTCCATAAGGCATACCATTTAGTTGGCCCTTAATGCAGATTAATCTGACGATTGGCTCCCGTAAGTAGCAAGCGAATGGCCCAAAGCACCGGCATACCAATGCGATAACCCTTTTAATTTTTATCTATTTTGGAGATTTCAAATGAGCGTATCTTTATCAAACGCCTTTGTAACCCTCTTTGATGCTGAGGTAAAACAGTCCTACCAGGGCAAAGCAATGTTGGTAGGTGCAGTTCGTCAGCGCAGAGGAGTCGAAGGCTCTACAGTTAAATTCCCTAAAGTTGGCAAGGGCGTAGCTACACCACGCATTTTGCAATCTGATGTAACCCCATTGAATGTAGCATTTTCAAATGTAACTTGTACTCTTGCTGATTACAATGCCGCTGAATATAGCGATATCTTTTCACAAGCTAAAGTTAACTTTGATGAGCGTTCAGAGTTAGTTCAAGTTCTTGGCAACGCCATTGGCCGCCGTCAAGACCAAATGATTTTAGACGCTTTAACTGCCGCATCTACTTCATACACAGTTAGCAACGATATCGGTGGTACAGACACCAATATGAATGTGGCTAAATTGCGCGAAGCTAAAAAGATATTGGACAAAAACAATGTACCGCCAGAAGGCCGTCACATTATTCTGCACGCCTCTGGTTTAGCATCTTTGTTGTCTGAGACTGCCGTTACATCTTCTGACTTCAATACTGTTAAAGCATTGGTAGCTGGTGAAATCAATACTTTCTTAGGCTTTACTTTTCACATCCTAGGCGATCGCACCGAAGGTGGTTTAGCAATTGATGGTTCTTTAGACCGCACTTGCTTTGCTTTCCATAAAGACGCTATCGGCTATGCTGAAGGTATTGCTCCTCGTACAGAAATCAATTACATCCCTGAGAAAACATCGTTCCTTGTGAACTCTGTATTTTCTGCCGGTGCGATTGCGATCGACAACGAAGGTATTATCCAAATCACCGCTCGCGAAACTTAATCTAAGGAGAGACTGAAATGGCATATTCCGCAACTGGTTTAGTAACTGTATGTGCATCGAAGGCTGGTAATTCACCATCAATGTATTTGTATAAAACTGCTGATACACAAGCAACTGTCAATAACGCTGGTTATTTTGCGTCATTGAAAGATATGCTTGTTGTTGGCGATATTCTTTTTATTTATGACACAACTACGCCTAGCCTAGTTTTGACATATGTTAACCAAGTAACTTCAACTTCTGTTGATATTGCTGATGGTACAACTGTAAGCGCAACAGATACAGACTAATAGTATCTAGTATCAAAATGGGCTATTTTCTGGTAAAACAGAAGATAGCCCATTATTACATTGGAGATTTAAATGGCCGCTGGTGATACATCGTTATCGATATGTTCTGATGCATTAGTGATGCTGGGCGCAAAGCCCATTTCGTCATTTGATGAAGGCACAGATGAGGCCTCTATCTCAGATCGCTTATACGGCGATATTAAGAACCAGGCTTTAATGTTATATCCCTGGTCTTTTAGCTTTAAAAAAACCTCAATTGCTCGGTTGGTTACTACGCCAACCAATGAGTACCAATACGAATACCAATTGCCGGGAGATAGAATTGGATCTCCTCGCGCCGTCTATGATACCGATGCAACTAGCGTATATCCACGCAAAGAGTATAGGATCATGGGTAGCAAATTATTAACTGATTACGAAACTGTCTATATTGATTATCAATACTCAGTACCAGAGTACGAATTGCCAAGCTACTTTGTGCAACTTCTTAAATACATGATGACTTGGCACTTAGCACTACCAATTACAGACCAAACGGAGAAGAGCCAATACTGGCAATCTGTTGCAGTTGGAGCGCCAGGAGATAATGGCCGCGGAGGATATCTGCGCCAGGCAATGAATATTGATGGCGTTAATCAACCAACAAATGCTATCAATGATTTCTCTCTTATTGCGGTGAGGTATTAATGAGCCGCTTTGTCTCAATACAGACAAACTTTTCTACTGGAGAACTAGATCCTTTACTCAGGGCTAGGGTAGATTTAACTGCTTACGCAAACGCTCTAGAAGAGGCTACAAATGTAGTGTGCCAGCCACAGGGTGGGATACGCCGTAGACCAGGTTTAAGGTACCTTTCAAGCCTTCCTAATAGCAGTACAGAATCAGCGGCCAATGGCGTGCGCTTAGTTGAATTTGAGTTTTCCACATCTGATAGCTATATGCTTTGCTTTACACATAATCGGATGTACATTTTTAAAAACGAGGCATTGGTAACTAATATCAATGGTACGGGTAATCCCTACCTAAGTACATCAGGCGTTGGCCTTGTTGGCTCTGTATTAAACAATATTGTATGGACTCAATCTGCTGATACATTAATTGTAGTTCACCAGGATGTGGCACCAATTAAGATTGTTCGCGGCGCTAATGATTATTCTTGGACTGCCAGCACAATTGCTTTTGATACATACCCATCATATGCATTTACCGCAACCACTACTAACCCAGCCGGTACTCTGACACCATCAGCGGTATCTGGTAAGGTTACATTGACCGCATCATCTGGAGTGTTTAGTTCTGGTAGCGTTGGGCAATATGTCAATGCAACCCCACAGGGTCGCGCTAAGATTGTGAAGTACAACTCAACTACATCTGTTGACGCAATTACAGAGTTTCCATTCTTTAACACTTCAGCTATTGCAAATGGGTCTTGGGAATATGAATCTGGTTACGAAAATGTTTGGAGTAGCACACGCGGTTATCCTCGCTCTGTTACTTTCCATGAGGGTCGCTTGTACTTTGGTGGTTCTAAGTCTCGCCCTAGCACTATATGGGGTTCTAAAGTTGGTCTCTTTTTTGATTTTCTTGCTACAGAAGGTTTAGATGATGACGCAGTTGAGGCCACATTAGATACCAATACTTTCAACGCTATTGTTGATATTATCTCTGGGCGCGACTTACAAGTATTTACAACTGGTGGTGAGTTCTATGTACCACAGAATGGCCTAGATCCAATCACTCCTACCAACTTCTTTGTTAAAACCGCAAGTCGTAACGGCATTAAAGAAGGCATTAGAGTTCAGCAGTTAGAGTCTGGCACATTGTTTGTACAACGCCAAGGTAAATCATTAAATGAGTTTGCTTATACTGATACACAGTTAACTTATGTGACTCAAAAAATATCATTACTTGCTGGTCATTTATTACGCACACCAACACGCATGGCATTACGCCGCTCTGTTGCTACAGACGAAAATGACTTATTGCTCATTACTAATACAGACGATGGTACAATGGCCGTATTCTCTTTGTTACGCGCCCAGAATGTAATTGCTCCATCTAAGTTCACTACAGTAGATGCATACTTTATTGATGTTGGTGTAGATATCTCAACCATATACACAGTAGTTAAGCGCAATGTAAATGGCACAAACCAATACTATGTTGAAGTATTTGATAATGACTTGTTAACAGACTCCGCTAAAACTGGTGGAGCGGCGGCATCCGTATCAATGAGCCATCTAGCTACTGAGACAGTTGAGACTATTCTTGATGGCGCAGTCATGGCAGAGCAAGCGGTGCCAGGCGGTGGCACAGTTACATTCCCACGCTCATCAGTAACTAGTTATGAGGTTGGCTTACCCATAGATGTTCGTGCGGTAACAATGCCTGTAGATATCAAACTACAAACTGGCACTCGTATTGGATTTAAAAAGCGCATTGTTGAGGTTAACGCTTTGGTATCTGAAACTCAGCACATGAAGATTAATGGTATTCAAATTCCATTTAGAGCGTTTGGAGATATCTTAGATGAATCAGTAGCTGAGTACACAGGGACAAAAACTGTTCATGGTTTGCTTGGATATACACAGGATGCAAAGATTACGATTGAGCAAGATGTACCACTCAAAATGACTTTGCTTGGTTTAGAGTATAAAGTATCAACGCATCAAGGGACATAAAAATGAGATTCTCAAGACAAGATATTAAAAACTTTGATGGCCCAATTGGCGATCCAATGGGTGGCCCAGCGGCTAGTAAACTTACTGGTCAAAAATATCAAGAGCCAGTAAGCGCAACTATTGCTATTAGCTTAATGTTAGTTAGTGCATATGGATCATATGAGGCTGGCCAAGATAAAAAGAAAATGTATGAGATGCAAGCAAAACAGGCTGAGATTGAGTCTGGTCGCAGAGCAGTCCAATATGAATTGCAAGCTAATCAAATATTGCAACGCACAAATAGTGCATTAGCTAGTACTGTTGCTCGTGGTTACGCTGGTGGCACACAAGGATTTGAAGGTTCTGCTGGGTTAGTTCAACAGATTACACAGACTCGCGGTGGTAAAGAGTTTATGTTTGCTTTAGATAATGCTGACATGACACGCAGAGGCGGTCTGATACAAGCATCTCTCTATGAGCAAGCTGGATCAACTGCTGAAAAAACTGGTACATATGAGGCTATTGGCAAAGTTGGCCAAGCGTTTGCCATGGGTTCAAAGCTAGGTGGCGCGCCAAGTAAACCAGCGCCAGTTTATGATTTTTCTACTCCAGCATAGGTTAAATCATGGCTGAACTTCAAATGTACCAACCAACAGGATATCTGCCAGCAGAAGTTCCGCGCATGGATTATGCCAACATAAAAGAAAGCATTACACAAAAGCAAGTGATTGGCGCACAGTTAGATAGGCTGGCTGACTTTGCTTTTAAGAATGCCGCTGAGTATGCCCAGCGTCAGGGTATGCAATACGGAGCAGAAAACCAGCCAAGCGCAGAACAAGTAATGACTGCAATGAAGGAGGGTAAAAGCCCGGCTGAATTATTTGCTAAACCTGGTACATACTTTGGTGATGCCGCACGCAAGATCCAAGCTGGACAATTGCGTAATGAGTTAGAAGTTAAAGGCCGTCAAGAGTTGGCCATGTTAAGCGCCGCGGTTGAGTCTGGATCTTTTAGTCTTGAGGAGGTACAGACAACCATTAAGTCAATGACTGCTGGTTATGCCAAGGCTCTTGGATCTATTGATGCTGAGGAAGGTCTTAAATTTAGAAGTTCTATAGCTACTGCCGCCAACGCAGTATATGTAAAAGCTACAGAGAATTATGCAAAGATTTATGGCGAAGGACAGATTGCTCTTGCTGGAGACTCTATTGCTCCATCAGCCACAATTATTGCTGATACATTTAAAGCTGAAAAAGATCCAGCTATGTTGTTGCAACGCGTCAAAGTAGAGCGCAGTAGAGTATATGAAGTTGCTAAAGCAACTGGCAACTATGAGTTTGTTAAACAAACAATGGATGCTTTTGAAAAGCGCGTATTGAATGCAGTTGTTGATTACACAACTACTACTGACTTTGCTACCAAACCATCTGATGGTATTAAGCGTATTAATGCTGGTGACTTTGGCAACCTTAATGAATTAGTTAAAACTATTGATAAAGACAAGTTGCGTAAAGCCTATGTTGACCGCCTAGGTGAAGAGGCCGTCATGTGGAAACGCTCACGCGATGCCGCAACAGAAAAGAACTACGATGAATCAATGGATATCCGAGAGCAAGTATGGACAGGAAAGATTAGCGCTCAAAATGGATTAAATAGGCTTAAGGGTCTTGGCGTTGACATCAGCGCAGAAGAGCGCAAGGCTATGGTTACTGGAGATGTTGGCGGTGGTAATCAGGAGTTGATGGGTCAGCTAGAGTCATTAGCAGATCGTCAAAAGGTTGGCGAGGATTACTTTGATAATCTAGCTAAAAACAAAATCATCTCTTGGAAACAAGCAAATGTACTTAAGAAAAATGTACGCCAGGATAATCCTGAGATGAGCAGAGCAACTCAATTTATTCAAAATAAATTGGGCGTTCCTGATATGACTGCGCCTGGCTTTGGAATGGAAAAACAAACTGTTGCTGATATCAAAGCTAAATTGTTTACCCGTCAAATGGAGGCAAGAAACAATGGTGAGCCATTTGATCCTATGTCAGTTGCCAACGAATTGATTAGCGATAAACAAGTTCAATTGCAAATCAAAGATACTAGAGATTCTCAAGATAGAGTTAAGACAAAGTATTTTGATGTCAAAGGAATTAATTATGATCCATCAAAGACCTATACCGATGATGATTTAAAGCGTTATGGATTTAACTCTGAAGAGCGCAAGTCAATACTGAGAATACAAAAAGGTAAATAAGATGATTGACCAACGATTCATGAATGATTTGGCGGCAGACGATATTATTCAAGTTACTCCACCAACTCAAGATACATTGCTTGCGGCTGGCCCTAAGCGTGAGCGTACAGGTCAAGTAACTGTTACTGGATATACAGAACCTCCAGTTGTAACAGATGTTATGCCAGAAACTCCAGGCCTTACTAAACAACCAGAACCATCTCAAGTTAGAGTTGGGCGTGGTGGATTAACATTAGAGCAATCAGCAAAAGCTGGTGGATTAGATAAGCCATTAATGGCTCTTGCTGATATGTTGGCTGGCTCGGCGCGAGGAGCAACTTCTCAAGTAATGGGTATTGGTGGAGATGTGGAAAGTATTTTTACTGGATTAAAAAATGCTTTTATTAACCCAAACAATACATCAAGAATAAGTGCATTCTTAGAAGGAATGTCTCAGCCAACAACTTTGCCAACAACTGAGCAAGTTAGTATGGAAGGATTTAGATTACCTGGTACAAATATTAATGTTCCAGCATTGTCTCCTGTTGTTCCCGTTAACGCCCCTAATCAAGCAGAAAGACAGGGAATGGCTCAGTATGGCCAAATGGTTGGTGAATTTTTACCAGCCCCTGGCGTTCCGGAGGCGGCAGTACAAGGAACAAAATTATTAATAAAAGCAATAAAATCTACAAAAGGTATGCCAGTTGGTTTGAGCATGAAGATAGTTGGAGACGCTCCAACAAGCGCACCAGTTGTAGCCCAGCCAATTGCTTTAACTAAGATTGATCCAAAGAGTTTGCCAGTAGTGCAGAAGATTGTTGCGGATGGTATTGCATCAAGTATGTCAGCAACCAAAATGATTCAAGCAGTTGAAAAGCAAACAGGCACTAAGTTAACTGGAATTCAACAAAAAGAATTAAAGCAATATGTATCTGAGAATGTTCCAAAAGGACAAGTATATTCTGACCAGGCATTTAAAGATTTAATTGCCCAGCCGTTTCCATTTGAGCCATCAACTCAGCGCTTTACAAAATCATTTGATGATGCAATGAACTGGATCAAAACACTTGACCAGGAAGATGTCAAGAATGCGGCCGCTTTAGCAAATCAACGATTAGCACCAATTCTTGGAACTGGCGTTGATGGAAAAGTTAAACGCTTACTGACTACTAATGGCAAATTGCTTAAGACTGAAACTGGTGTTGAGGGTGGCGTACCTATTGAGTTACCAGATGGGCGCAATATTGAAAGCGCTGGCCTGGCTATATCACCAGCATTCAAAGCTGAAAAATTTAGCACTTGCCCGAACTCTGCAAGTTGCGCTCAAGAATGCCTTGGTAAAACTTCTGGCGGTTACTTTGCCTATGGTGGTGGAGCAGACTTAGATGCTATGAAGGGAACCCGTCTGCGTAGCTTTAGAATGACTCAGGCGATGTTCCGTGAACCAGAGGCATTTGCAATCAAACTTAATGAAGAAATATTTTCATTGAAAAAGATAGCAGAAAAGAATGGCAATGCTTTAGCTATTCGTCTTAATGTACTTTCTGACATTGATCCAAAGGTACATAAGTCAATTATTGAGGCAAACCCAGATGTACTCTTCTACGATTACACAAAGATGAAGTATCGTCCAGTTGCTCCAAATCATCATTACACCTACAGTTCTACAGGCCTGTCGCAAAAAGCTGGCCAAAATGGATTGACAGTAGATGTGGATAATCCACACGCCAATTGGACTCAAATGCGTCAATGGCTTGATGATGGCCAGAATGTGGCAATGGCATTTAGTAGTAAGAAAGGTTTACCAGAGTCTGTATTTGATGAGGCTACAGGCAAAACTTACCAGGTTATTGATGGTGATGCTTATGACTTTAGGCCAATGGATGCCCAACCAAAAGGATCTAATGGCGTGATTGTTGGACTCAAGAACAAGGCTATGACCCGTAAAGAGTCTATGGCCGCTCAAGATTCCAATGGATTCTTTGTGCAATATGATCCAAAGCTAGGAACTCAGGTAAGTATCCCACGCCAGAGAAGAGAGGTTATCATGCTAAAAACGGATGGTAAAACTACTCCACCAGCAATAGAAACTGGTGAGCAAATTACAGAAAAGGCAAAGAGATGATTACTGATATCAAGCTCAAAGAAGAAGATTTTCTTCAACAGTTCCCACGAGCAGAAGAGTATATGCAAGATGGGTTGACATTTACCGATTGGTGGGATGCCGGTGAAAATAGAGCCGCACAAGGCCAGCCAATCAATGTTGCTAATTTATTTGCAACAAATAAAGGACTCGGATAATGGCAATGAAACCGCTAACCGAGCGCTTAGATGATTTGTCTGGTGCAGACAAGACTGTGGCAGAGTTGCCAGTTGGTACTGAGCAAACTGAACCAACCACATTAACAGACCAGCCTTTAGAGTTTGAGCCAACACAAGTAGCTGGCTTTACATCAATGCTCAGGGAGGCCGTTAAAAAGGCTCCTAAGCGCACAGAAAGACCTATCCTACCCAGCGGTACTGACACAGGCAAAGTAGGCCCATATCAGGTTATTAAAGATGCCACACCAGAGACTGCTCAGACAGTACTAGAGACCGCACCATTGATGCCTACTACGGGTAAACCCTCACTATCTACTGCTGAGGTTAGGGCTGGGGTTCCAGAGACATCATTCAATTTAGACATGATTAAGGATGAGGATGGCGTTAAGCAATTTATAGAGGCAACTGCTAGAACCTATGGCGCTGACAAGCTAGAGAAAGTTAGCTACAAAGAGATTGCGGCCAAAGCAATTAATGAGGGATATGACGAGGCTTTCTTGGCTCGTTTAGTAGATCCTACTCAGATCACAGAGGCCAATGCTGGCAATGCATACAAGATGCTCCTAGCTATTACTGATGCTGGCAAGCGTGCATTTGATTTAGGCGAACAAGTTAAAGCGGCAAAGAATGCCGGTGAACTGACACCAGAATTGGCGGCTAGTTTCCAACAGGCAGTAGCGCTAGAGGGTGTATTACTTAAAGCGGCTCGCGGCCGTCAAGCAGATATTGCTCGTACCCTTGGTATCTTTGCCCAAGCCCGTGAGTCAACTACTGCTCGCGGCGCAATGCTAGATGGTATCTTGACTGAGTCTGGTGGCATTGACTCTGTGCATGACCTGGCTAATAAGTACACCGCTCTTGATTCCCGTAGCGCCCGTGCAACCCTGTCAGAAAAGACTATCAGCGGTACTGTCAAAGACATCTGGTATAGCACATGGATTAATGGCCTATTGTCTAGCCCTGTTACACACGCTAAGAATATTGCTGGTAACTTATTCTTTGGTGCGTATCAGATCCCAGAGCGTGCAGTTGCATCAGCCATTGGTAATGCTCGTAACTTTATGTTTAAGGGTGGCGAACAAGCTATCTCTACAAACGAGGTATATGCCCAGGCAGTAGGATTCCTACAGGGTATTCGTGAAGGTGCAGATATTGCTGGTACTGCATTTGTTAAGAATGCTCCGACAGATCCATTTTCAAAGATTGAGGCTGGTCGTGCCGGGCGCGAGGCGTTTGATATTGACTTTGGAGACTCAGAGGTAGGCAAAGCAACTGGTAATGCGTTGCGTTATTGGGGTAAATTCGTTACCCTCCCTGGCCGTGCATTGATGGCAGAAGATGAGTTCTTTAAAGCCGTTGGATATCGCATGGAATTAAACGCTCTTGCAGTACGCGAGGGCGATACGATGTACAAGAACCTTGTTCAACATGGCATTGCGCCAGATGATGCATCTAGACAATCTGCTGACCTAGTATCAGAGTTGCTATCAAATCCAACCGCAGACATTGACGATGCGGCCAAGAGCGTATCCCGTACAGTAACTTTTACCCGTGAACTAGAGCCAGCATTACAAGGCTTACAGAGAGCCGGTCAAAACCCAATCATTAAGATGTTTGTGCCGTTTATTAAAACACCTACAAATATTGCTTTGGAGGCTATCTCTCGCACGCCAGGCTTAAACTTTGCAAGCCCACGATTCTGGGGTGATTTCAATGCTGGTGGTATACGCAGAGACCAGGCTTTGGCTCGCGTCACATTAGGTGGCTCAATGGTATACGCGGCTGGATCCTTTGCATTAGAAGGCCAGCTAACTGGTTATGGCCCTATGCGTATAGAAGATAAGAAAGCGCTAGAAGGTACAGGCTGGCAACAGTTCTCAGTAGCCTTTAATAAAGGTGATGTAAGCCCAGAGACATTGGCTCAATTAGAAAGCATGACAACTGTTAAGAGTACTGGCGATAAGGTTTATGTGTCTTATGCTGGTATGGAGCCATTGGCTACATTGCTTGGCATAGCCGCTACTACTGGCGAATACACAATGATGACTCCTGGTGGATCTGACACAGAAAAGATTGCTATGGGCGCGGCATTAGGTGTCTATCAATATCTTGCAGAGCAACCCATGCTCCAAGGGTTTAGCGACATTATGAAAGTATTTACATCAGGCAAAAAGGATGCACCTGGTATCTTTGCTGACTTGATTAAGAAGGTAGTTAAACAAGGCTCTGAGTTGGCCATTGGTGGATCTCCACTAGGCGTTCATAGTTCTTTTGTGGCTGGTATAGAGCGCATGATGGATCCTACAAGGTCTAATACTATGCCAAGCGCTATGGCATTGACTGCAACTGAGCCAGCAAGTCGTGGATTTTGGGAGGCAGTTAACTACTACAAATCCCGTAATCCATTGACATCAGATGACTTACCACGCCAGTTAGATCCTATTACTGGTGAGCAGATGAAGGTTGG